GCATCCGTTGTTTAGAAAAACTCGGCGCAGCCTTTGATCAGTTTTTTTGGTTTCCAGGAAATCACGATTTGTTCTATAAAGATAAACGTGATATTCATAGTTCTGCATTCGGACGACATATTCCAGGCGTCACTGTGGTCGAAGATGTATGCACCATAGGTGATGTGACCTTAGTACCATGGTTGGTAGGTGACGAATGGAAAAATATCAGCAAAGTTAAGAGCCGATATATGTTTGGGCATTTTGAATTGCCATTGTTTTATATGAACGCTATGGTTCAAATGCCCGATCACGGTGAACTACAACCAGAACATTTTAAACATCAAGAATATGTATTCAGTGGGCATTTCCATAAACGCCAAAACAGAGGTAAAATTTGGTACATCGGTAACGCATTTCCTCATAACTTTAGCGATACATGGGATGATGAACGAGGAATGATGATCTTAGAATGGGGAGGAACTCCTCAATTTATCAATTGGGATAACTGTCCAAAATTTAGAACTATTAAACTAAGTGATCTAATTGATAAAAAAGATTCTATAATGAAATCTAAAATGTATCTAAGAGTTAATTTAGATATAGATATTAGTTTTGAAGAAGCCAATTTTATTAAAGAAACATTTACAAGAGATTATGACATACGTGAAATTAGTTTAATTCAAGATAAAGTAAGTTTAGACACAACAACAGAAGACAACCCAGATACTAAATTCGAAAGCGTTGATCAAATTGTAACTGAAAGTTTAGTTGCAGTTGAATCGGAACAATTTGATAAAAAAATATTATTAGACATTTACAACAATTTATGAACTTTATCGTTAAAAATCTCACAGTAAAAAATTTCATGAGTGTAGGAAATCAAACTCAAGCAGTTGATTTTAATCGTGAACACCTTACACTTGTATTAGGAAGCAACTTAGATCTAGGTGGTGATGATACCGGGTCACGTAACGGAACTGGCAAAACAACTATCATCAATGCATTAAGTTACGGCTTATACGGACAAGCATTGACTAACATTAAAAAAGAAAATCTCATTAATAAAATTAATGGGAAACATATGTTAGTTACTGTAGAATTTCAAAAAAATAATATTAACTATCGTATTGAAAGAGGTAGAAAACCAAATGTTCTTAAATTATTTGTTAATAACGAACAATTAAAAACAGAAGAAGAAGACGACAGTCAGGGTGACAGTAGAGAAACTCAAAAAGCAATTGAACAACTGCTTGAAATGAGTCACACTATGTTTAAGCATTTACTTGCATTAAACACTTATACCGAACCATTTCTTAGTATGAAGGCTGCTGATCAAAGAGAAGTAATAGAACAATTATTAGGAATTACTTTACTAAGTGAAAAAGCAGAATTACTTAAATCTTTAGTTAAAGAAACTAAAGATACTATTCAACAAGAACAATATCGTATTGAAGGAATTAAAACTGCAAACGAAAATGTACAAAAGAGCATTGATAGTTTAAAGATAAAAAGTTCTGCATGGGATTCTAAACATCAAACAGACATAGAAAATACAGCAAAAGCCATAATGCAATTAGAAAATGTTGACATTAATGCTGAATTACAATTGCATAAAGAACTTCAAAAATGGACTGAAAATAATTCACAACTATTGGCTTTAACTAAACAACGAGCAACCTTAGAAACTGCTGTTATTCAGGCTGGAAAAACTGTTGACAAATATAGTAAAGAATTAGAAAAACTAAAGGACAAAAAATGCCCTGCATGTGAACAAGAGATTCAAGGTCACAAGCATAAAGAAATGGTTAAAGATGTAAAGAAAAACATTCAAGATGCTGATACTTACGCTCAAAAAGTAATAAATGATTTAGGTGTTATTAACAATGAAATAGAATCTATAGGTAAACAAGATAAAAAACCTACTACATTTTATGATACAGAAGCAGAAGCATTAGGGCATAAAAATAATTTAGAACAACTTAATAAAACATTAGATTCTAAACTAGAAGAAAAAAATCCTTACGACGAACAAATTGAAGAATTAAAGAAAACTGCTATACAAGAAATTACTTGGGACCATATAAACACTTTAACTAAGAGTAAAGATCATCAAGAATTTTTATTAAAATTGTTAACTAACAAAGACAGTTTTATACGTAAGAAAATTATTGATCAAAATTTAAATTATCTAAACAAAAGATTAAGTTATTATATTGATAAACTAGGTTTACCTCATAAGGTAATATTTCAGAACGACTTGAGTGTAGAAATTACTCAGTTGGGTCAAGATTTAGACTTTGATAATTTAAGTCGTGGAGAACGAAACCGATTAATTTTAAGTATGAGTTTTGCATTTAGAGATGTATGGGAAGGATTATACCAAACTACAAATCTATTGTTTATCGATGAACTAGTTGATTCAGGTATGGATTCTGCAGGTGTAGAATCAGCATTATCTGTTCTGAAAAAGATGGCTAGAGAAAGAAACAAAAACATTTACCTCATTAGTCACAAAGATGAGTTAATCGGAAGAGTTAATAGTGTTCTTAGAGTTGTAAAAGAAAATGGTTTTACAAATTATTCAGATAATATAGAATATGTCAACTGAAGAATTAGACAAATACAATGCTCTGTATGCTCGATTTTTAGAAGAAATGGTCGAGATGCACAATGCTCATCTTACCTTTATAAGGCGTAGGGGACGTGAAACTGTTTTTAAAGTTAGACGATTTCATAAAAAAATCATCAGTACTCAAAAAGAGTTATATAAATTAACTGGAAAAGTTTATGCAGAGCATCGAGAAAACACTAAAGAACGATTAGCAAATCAACGAGAAGAACGAAAATTAAAAACAAATAAAAAACAAAATCAAAATCAACAAACGTAAATTTTTTATATACTAATTATATGAATGTCATGGCTTTATCAAAACAATGTTATTGAAACCTTACCAGAAGATTGCGTGGGTTTTGTATATATAATAACCAATTTAATTAATAATAAAAAATACATAGGCAAAAAACTGGCAAAATTTTCAAAAACAACTTATAAAACAATAAAACTTAAAAACGGCACTAAAAAGAAAAAGAAAATTAGATCAAAAATAGATAGCGATTGGCTTACATATTATGGTTCAAGTCCAAATTTAACAGAAGATATAAACAAATTAGGCAAAGATCATTTTAAAAGAGAAATATTGTATTTTTGTAAATCAAAAGCGGAATGTAGTTATATCGAAGCAAAACTACAATTTGAAAATTGTGTATTAGAATCAGATGACTATTACAACAACAATATTCAAATCCGCGTCCATGGCTCCCACATTAAAGGCAAATTAAACGGTTAACGGCTAACGCAGGCCTATTTCGTGCGTATATGATAACGGGACCTCGGGTCACCGGGACATAAATCTCTGCCGTAAGAGTACTCAACCACTACCCATAATGGATGTAGATCGCTAATAAGACCTGCGATTTGGTTGTTTGAATAGGATATTAAGGCAAAATGATGATCTAAAAAGATCAGGTTACATTACACAGATAGCGTTGAGTAATGTAATTGCCGTTGTGAAGACAGGATGAGTAGGTACCGGACAACCGCCTACGCTATGTACTATTAATCGCGCATTAGAGTGTTAATGCTTGATTAATGTTACATTATAGTTCTAACGCTATGTGACTGTGCTACTCGAATGATGCACTCTTGGCCCTAACGGGCTTTAGTGTGACCGCTTAATCTGAATGATATTAATACACTGCTTCGTTTTACTACGCAGCATTAAATTCTTAAATAAATTGCTCTGAATCGAAGATGAAAGAGCAAACGAACGCAGTTCGTTTATAAATAAAGAAAACTATTTAGGAATTTAAAATGCGTATTCATGAACTTGTTTTAGAAAATGATCAATTGGATGAATTAACTGCTCGTGGAGTAGGTAGAGGCATAGGAAAAGTTGCAGGACATACTGTAAGAGGTACGTCCGACTTTTTCTCGGGAATAAAGCAAGGATACAAACAAGCAAGAAGTGGAACAGCACCTGCTAGTTCAGGAACACCTAGTTCTGCTGCACAAAGTGGTGTAGGTACAACTTCAAGTGGAACAGCACCTGCTAGTTCAGGAACACCTAGTTCTGCTGCACAAAGTAGTGCTCCGCCAGCAATGAAAGCAGTAGAAATTGTTAAAGATTTAGATGGAGTATGGCAAAAAGCAACTGCTGATCAAGGAAGTGAAACTACTTCACCTCAGGTACAAAATCAAATTAGAACTATGGCTAAACAAGCAGGTTTAACAGGACAAACAATAAAAGAAAACAAAGTAGGTTACTCTAGTAAATTTTTAGGAATTACAATTTAAAAGAACGGTAAATGAGTTTCTTTAGTAGTGTTTAAATTATCTTCGATAATTTTGGCTATTATTTCTCTATCTTCTAAACTTAATTGATAAGATTCAGAAATTGAAATACTACCTCTCATATACCAACAAATTCTATATAATTCATCTTTAATGGCTTTTGTATCTTTTTCAAATTCTTTAACTACTTTATTAATTCCGTCAATATCGAGATACAAAAGCCTTATACGAAAAAAGTTGACGGATCGAATACTAATGGTATTTCAACAAACTCACCTGTAAAACCTTTTTCTTTCATATCATCGGTTACAGGAACACGAATTGGTTTAACTGAATTTATTTCTCTTAAATTATCAAGGTGCAATTGAACTTTATTAAAAATTTCTTTATCGGCATTGTCTAAAAATTCTTTAATATATTTAGGATTTTCAGTACTACCTGCAGATGAATCTATCTTATAGATACTTGATTCTACAACTCCGATAGTAACTTCTGTTAATTTTTTAAAACTTTCTTTAAATATTTTTACTTTGTCGTCTTCGTTTATATTTTCGTTATTAACAGCATCAATAATTTTTTGAGTTTCGAATGTCTTTACTGCACTTTCACTAATTTTACTATAAGGCAAAGGTTTTACATAAATTGTGAGATCATCGTTAATCGGTACAACAGGGTCCCAGGTTATTTGAGTTAATAACGCATCCATTACTAATCTTAAATCTACTTGATATTCTAACTCTGTATCATTGCCTAGATTAATAGGAGTAGACATGTTTTCACCGTAGGTTGCTAATCTAATACCTATTAATATCACATCTAAGTCAATCGTTGGTATATTCCATGCATTTTTTATGTTCGGAACACAATGTTGAATAACATCAACTACTGCTTGCCCACTTATTAATGCATCTGGAATTTTAAGCATTAATTCGTCTTTAGCCGTCATTGAAAATACAGGAAAGTCTCCAGTTTCTGTCATTTCTAAACTGCCTTCAGGCCAAAAATTTCCATTACTTGGTAATTTAATATAAATTTTTGGTTGACGCATGAACATGCTTAACGGGTTTGCAGACGATGATTGAACCATATTTGAATCTCCGATAAATAAAATATAACTTAGGAACATGATATTTATCTACATAGATAATGCATAAAAATAATGGCTGACGTTTTTGGTGTAATCGGTAATCAACGAGTAGAACTTAACAATGCTGCTACTGAAGCAACAATGCGAGAATTGTTGTTGGCTATTCAAGGAATGGGCAGCGGGTCCTCTGCTGCCAAAACAGCACAGGTAGCAACAGTTGCTGGTATTAATAATGCCAACACACAACTTCAAAATTTATCTGTAACAACATCGAAAACGCAGCAAGCCGGTGAAAAACTAGGAAGAGGCTTTGCATATACACAAATTGCTGCCGAAAGTCTAACATCATCCTTTAATAAAGTTGATGATGCTATTGGACCGTTTGTATCAAAACTAATAAGTGGTACAGCAACAGTTAGTGATTTTTACGGAACGTTATCTAAACTGCCCGGAGTTTTAGGAGCAGTTGCTGGAATATTTCAGAAAGTTGCAAGTTTTCAAGAAACTAACTTAGCATCATATCAACAACTCACTAAAGCAGGTGTTAACTTCGGAGGAAGTTTAACTCAACTACGTGAAGCGGCATTAAGCACGTATATGAGTTTAGATCAATTTACAAACTTGATGAAAACAAATAGCACTACGTTTGCTAAAATGGGCGGTAGTGCAGATTTTGGTGCTCGTGCATTTGTTAAAATGAGTAATGATCTTAATGCAAGTAATGCAGGACGAGAACTAAGAGCATTAGGATTAACTTCAGAAGAAGTTAATCAAGGTCTAGCAGATTATATAGCACTAACTGGTGGTAGGACTAGACAAGAATTACAAAATACAAGAGACATAACAAAAGGGGCTTCTGAATATTTAGAACAACTAGATGGATTAGCAAAGTTAACAGGTGAAAGCAGAGAAGAGTTAGCAAAGAAGATGAAAGAAGATGCTGCTAATCAAGCATTTGATTCATACTTGCTAACGCTAGACGAAGAAGGCAGAAAGAAAGCCATTATGGCAAGAACAGAAGCCGAAGCAAGAGGCGGTAAAGGTGCGGCCCAGGCTTTACAAGCAAAGTTAATGGGATTACCACCTATGACCGAAGCCGCACAGAAATTTGTCGGTACAATGAAAAATGGTAATCAAGCCTTAGACGGACTAGCAAGTAGTGTAAAAGATAATAGTAAAACTGTAGATGATGTAAGAAAATCTGGTGCAAATTTTACTGCTGGATTAGCACAAGACGGTAGAAATTTAAAACAAGTCGGAACTGCTATGATTATGGCAAACAAAGATGTTGAACTTTACGGAAAAGCAGTAGGTGCAGCAAATCAAGCAACCCGAAACGGAATAACGACTGCTGAACAACAGCGAGCATTTGAAGCAAAACAAGCAGAAGACGCCAAAAAACAAAAAAAATCAGAAGCAGACGCAGCAGCAGAGGCGCAAAAGTCTATTCAGCAAATGGGACAGAGTATAATGGCAATGCTAATGCCTGCTATTCAATTACTAACTCCTTTAGTTAATGCATTAGTGTCCAGTTTTGGATGGTTAATTGGAAAATTAGCAGAATTTAAGAATGTTACAATAGGTTTAGTTGCTGCACTAGTTTCATATGCTGCTACGCAAAAAGTCTTAGAAGCAATGGCAAGAGTTAAGGCTGCAAGAGAAGCAGGTGCAGGTGGCGCAGGAGTATTAGGAAGCATATTTCAAAGTAAAGGACAATTAGGATCTTCGGCGTTAAATCCTTTATATGTAATGGTTATTGGTTCTTTACCTGGCGGCAGGGGCAGCCTTCCGGGCGGCCCCTCAGGCCAAGGTAGAACTAGTGGACAAACTGGTGCTACTGGAGTAGGAGGACCGTCAGATTTAAGACAACAAAGATTAGACAGAGTTCAACAAGGTAGAGCAATGCAAACGGCAGGAACAGGATTAAAAGTAGCAGGAGTTGTAGGATCCTTAGCGGCCGCTGCATCGATGATTAGTGAATTAAGAAATATTGATAAAAAAGCAGAAGAAAGAGCAAAAGAAGTTGGAAAAGAAAAAGCAGACGCAGAAGCAAGTAAAGAAAAAGGTGGTGTAATAGGAGAAACTGCGGGGGGTATGGCAGGAGGACTTGCTGGTGCTAAAGCCGGCGCAGTAATTGGCGCAATCGGTGGCCCGTTAGGAGTAGCAATAGGCGGAGCCATTGGAGGTATTGCTGGCGGATTATTAGGTGCGTGGGGCGGTAAAAGTGCAGGCGAAGCAATGGCTGGCTCAAAATCAATACCAAAAATGGCAGAAGGTGGTGTTGTAACGCAGCCGACTACTGTACTGGCTGGAGAAGCAGGCCCTGAGGCAATTATTCCTCTTAAACATTTCGAAAGTTTACAGATAGAATTACAAATGTTAAATAAACAAACAGCAGAAATGATTAGATATATGCGTGATACTGCCGAATATACTAAACGTACCGTTGATGCAACAAAATCTCTAAATGGAGATTTATTTAAATTTTAACATATAATACTAATACAACTAAACAGATCAAAGGTATACATTTATGAGTTGGAAACGTTATTTTACACTAGTTGATACATCGGGATCGATGAGTCCTATTAATGGTTCAACAGGATTAACTCGATCTGACGCCAATCCTACTCATAGAAATTACGCAAGTTTTTTACCTGATGTTTATTCAGGACATCCTAATCGATTAGAAAGATATGGACAATACGACACCATGGATAGTGATAGTGAAGTAAATGCTGCATTAGATATTTTGGCTGAATTTTGTACACAAGAAAATGAAGAAAATGGAACTCCATTCCAAGCATTTTTTAAAGAAAATGCTACTAATACTGAAATAAAAATTATTAAAAAATTGTTACAACAATGGACTAAGTTAAACAAATTTCATACAAGAATGTTTAAAATTGTTCGAAACAGTTTTAAGTACGGAGATACATTTTTTGTTAGAGACCCAGAAACTCAAGCATGGATGTATGTTGATCCTGCTAAAGTAGATAAAATTATTGTAAATGAATCTGAAGGTAAAAAACCTGAACAATATATTATACGAGACTGGAATCCAAATTTAGAAACATTAGCAACTACACAAATTAATCCTAGTAATGTTACAGGTGGTGGAAGTCAATATGCTAGTGGATATGCAGGAAACAATGCCGGTGTAGGAATGAGTAGAGGTATGACCGGGTCATATCCTAGTAACGTTACTGGAAACAGATTTCAACGCACAGAAAATCAATATGCAATTGATGCTAAACATGTAATTCACTTAAGCATGAGCGAAGGGCTAGATAACAATTATCCCTTCGGTACAAGTTTATTAGAAAGTATCTTTAAAGTTTACAAACAAAAAGAACTTCTTGAAGATGCTATTATCATTTATCGTATTCAACGTGCTCCGGAAAGAAGAGTGTTTTACATTGATGTAGGAAACATGCCTAGCCACTTAGCAATGAGTTTCGTTGAACGTGTTAAAAATGAAGTTAATCAACGACGTATTCCTAGTGTAACAGGTGGTAGTCAAACAGTTATTGATGCTGGATATAATCCGTTAAGTATCAATGAAGATTATTTTTTCCCACAAACAGCAGAAGGGCGCGGCAGTAAAGTTGAAGTATTACCTGGTGGTACAAATTTAGGAGAAATAGATGATCTTAAGTATTTTACTAATAAGTTGTTTAGGGCTTTACGTATTCCTAGCAGTTACCTCCCTACTGGACCTGACGACGGAGGAAGCAACTTCAATGATGGTAGAGTTGGAACAGCATACATTCAAGAATTAAGATTTAACAAGTATTGTGAAAGATTACAATCTATATTAAATGATCATTTTGATTTAGAATTTAAGTTTTATCTTCATAATAAAGGTATTAATATCGATAGTAATATCTTTGATGTTAAATTTAATCCCCCGCAAAATTTTGCTTCGTATCGTCAAAGCGAAATGGACACAGCAAGAGTTACAACTTTCAGTACTGTAATGCAAGTTCCGTTTATAAGTAAACGATTTGCGTTAAAGAGATTCTTAGGTTTAACTGCTGAAGAAGTAGCAGAGAACGAAACACTATGGCGAGAAGAAAATGTAGATGAAGATACTGAACTAAGTGCTAGTTCTGAATTACGGGGTGCTGGAGTTACTGCAAACGGATTATCATCTGATCTAAGTTCTATAAGTGGTGCAACAGCACCACCGAGTGCACCAGGTAATGCTAGTGAAGCAGGTGCACCCGCAGGACAACAACCTGATGTTGCTCCTCCTACAACATAAATATTATTATGCTATTACGTGAATTTATATATTTTGATAAAAACAGGCCTGAAATGGTTAATGATTTGCGCTATGAATCAGATAAAGACACGAGTATTCTTGGGCCAAATGATCTTCGTAAAACAAGATTAACTTTAAGAATGCTAAATGATTTACGTAAAGCAAGTGATGCAAGGGAAAAAGAAAGACGAGACGATCTCGGTTTAGTTAGAAAAATGTATGCTGCTCCGCCACCGGAAGCAGCACCTGCATAATTTATTAAATTTAATTATTAAGTTAAAAAAATTTAATTTTTATGATTAATAATTAAATTTCTTTAGTATAAGTCAAAAATCTTCAATTTTTGGCCTATTTTTCGCATGTTTTAATAAAACAGTTTAAATATAATCACAAAGCCTTGCCGCTACCAATTAAGGAGAAATTTGCAATGTCTACAAAGTTTGAACAACTATTAGACTATATTGTCAACGAAGAAATGGATAAAGCCAATGAGTTGTTCCACGAAATCGTTGTTGAAAAGTCTAGAACAATTTACGAAAATTTAATTGCTCAAGAATCAGAAGAAGAAGGAACTGACGGGTCCGATGATGATCTTGAAGAGTCTGATGATGATCTTGAAGAGTCTGATGATGATCTTGAAGAGTCCGATGATGATCTCGAAGAGTCCGATGATGATCTCGAAGAGTCTGAAAATGAAGAAACAGATGAATCTTTTGAAATAGAAGATTCATATGGCATGGAAGAAGGTGGCGATGATATGCCTCCTGAACCAAGTGCTGTAGGTGATGCAACAGATGACCTAGAAGGTGATGTTTCTGCAGAACCAGAAGAAGAAGTTGAACTTGACATTCAACAAGCCATCGAACAATTACAAGCCGCTTTAGATAAACTAGACGGAACTTCTGGAGATATGGGTGCTGATGATGAATTTAGTACCGATGACGGAGAAACTGATGACGAGTTACCTGCTAAAGAAATGATGGGTGTTCCTGCGATGGAAAGCAAAAAGCGTATCACACGCGAGTATACTGAAAAAGTCGGAAATGATTGGGACAAAAGTGGCTCAATGAAAACTCAAAAACAATACGTAGGTGCTGGAACAGGTGATAAAGAAGGTGCTCCTAATGAAGGAAAAAGCCCAATTGCTAATTTAGCCAAGCCTGGTCCTACTGGTGTAAGTGCTAAGAATTTAAATCAAGGTGCTACAGAAGGTCAAAGCAATACAGGTACAAGTCCTGGCAAAGTAAGCAAAGGTCTACCACAACATTCAGGTGAAAAACTTGCAGCCGGTATGCATAATGTCGACGGCAAAAAATCTGGTGTTAAAACATTAAGCAATGTTAAAGGTGGCCACGGTGCTGAAAAGAAAGGCGCTGGTCCAGGCCCAGTAGGTTCAGGAACAGGTGACAAAGCAGGACAAACAAGTGTTCCTGGTGTTAAGCAGTTCTTAAAACCTTATAGTAAATAAATTAGGGAACTAGGATGAAACTAAGTTACTTAAGAGAACATTTAAGTTTTGATCAATCTGGCATTGTATTAGAATCTGACGATAAAGATGGTAAAAACCTTTATCTAAAAGGAATTGCTATTCAAGGCGGTATTCGCAATGCCAATGGTCGAGTTTATCCAGTAGATGAAATTGAACGTGCAGTAAAAACACTGAACGATCAACTACAAAATGGATATAGTGTTTTAGGTGAAGTAGATCATCCTGATGACTTAAAAGTTAATTTGGATCGTGTATCTCATATGATTACTCAAATGTGGATGGACGGTCCTAATGGTTATGGGAAGATGAAAATTCTTCCTACACCAATGGGCAATTTAATTCGCACTATGTTAGAAAGCGGAGTAAAACTCGGTGTTAGTTCAAGAGGTAGCGGCAACGTTGACGACTTGAGCGGAAGAGTATCCGATTTTGAAATTATTACTGTGGATGTAGTTGCACAACCTAGCGCTCCTGGTGCTTACCCAACTCCTGTTTATGAACATCTCATGAACACAAGAGGAGGAAATAAAGCATTTAGAGTTGCTACTGAAGTAAGAGAAGATCCAAAGGCCCAGAAATATCTAAAAGAAAGTCTCTTGCAGATTATTAAAGGTCTAAAATAAGCCCGAGGAGAAATAAATGTTGGACGCATTCAAAAAATTAGTTGAAAGTGGAGCAATTTCAGAGGTTGTAGGTACTGAATTGTCTACTGCTTTATCTGTTAAAATTCAAGAGAATCGCGACCAAGTAACCGCTGAACTTCGTGAAGAATTTGCACAAAAATATAATCATGACAAGCAAGTTATGGTTGAAGCAATTGACAAGATGTTAAGCGACAGATTGGCCGCAGAGATGGCCGAATTGTATGAAGACAAAAAGGCTCTAGCAGAAGCAAAAGCACAATACAAACAACGTGTTAGTGAAGATGCTAAAAAACTAGAAGGATTTGTCATTAAGCAATTAGGCAAAGAGTTAGTTGAGTTCCAGAGCGATCGTCGTAAAGTTTCTGAGAACTTCCAAAAATTAGAGCAGTTTGTTGTACATGCTCTAGCAAAAGAAATCCAAGAATTTTCTGCTGATAAGCGTAATTTAGCCGAGACAAAAGTTAAATTAGTCCGCGAAGCAAAAGAAAGATTCGAAACAATTAAGCAAAACTTTATTACTCGTTCTGCAAAAGTAGTAGAAAATGTTATTACACACAAGTTAACATCTGAAATCAAACAATTGAAAGAAGATATTGACAACAGTCGTAATAATGATTTCGGACGCAGAATTTATGAAGCATTTGCACAAGAGTTTGCCGGTTCTTATCTAAATGAAAAATCTGAAACAAGTAAATTGTTAAAGATAATTCAGAAAAAAGAACAAGAACTTGCAGAAGCCACACGTATTGCAGAAGAAAAAGCAACATTGGTCGAGTCAGCACAGAGAGAAATCCGTGTTACTAAAGATCTAATGGAGCGTAAACACGTTATGGCTGAATTATTAGCACCTCTTGGTGCTGATAAAAGAGAGTTGATGAAAGAACTTTTGGAATCAGTTCAGACTCCAAAACTTTCAGCAGCATTTGAGAAATACCTACCCGCAGTAATGGAAGGCGAAAAGAAAAAGGCAACTAAAGTTGCTTTAACTGAAAGCACTGAAGTAACAGGTAATCGTGAACCCAAGCCCGAGGTAGGCTTAGACAACATCTTAGATATCCGCAAACTAGCGGGTCTAAAATAATATTCAAGGAGACAATAAGAAATGTCACAACTTTTAAATGAAAGATGGTCAGAGACCAAAGACGCTCTGCTTGAAGGCCTACAAGGTAACCGTCGTGCTTCTATGGGCGTATGCTTAGAGAACACTCGTCGTTATTTGGCAGAAGCCGCAACAGCAGGTGCAACAAGCGCTGGTAATATCGCTACTCTAAATCGCGTTATTCTTCCAGTTATCCGTCGTGTTATGCCAACCGTTATCGCTAACGAAATCATCGGCGTTCAGCCAATGACTGGCCCAGTAGCACAAATCCATACTCTACGTGTTCGCTATGCTGACAGTGGAGACGGAGTTGTAGCAGGTGAAGAGGCACTAAGCCCATTCAAGATCGCTGCTGCTTACTCTGGTAACAACGTTGATGCTACACCTAAGGCACAAGTAACTTCTATGATGGAAGGTACACCTGGTAAGCGTATGAGCATCCAGATCTTAAAGACACCAGTCGAAGCCAAGTCTCGTAAACTAAGTGCTCGTTGGACCTTTGAGGCTGCACAAGATGCACAAGCACAACAAGGTATTGATATCGAAGCAGAAATTATGGCTGCATTAGCACAAGAAATTACTGCTGAAATTGACCAAGAAATTCTAGCAAGTCTACGTAGTTTAGCAAGTGTTGAAGAAACTTATGACCAGTCACTAGTTTCTGGTACTGCTACATTCGTTGGTGATGAGCACGCTGCTCTAGCAATCCAAATTAATCGTGTAAGCAACTTAATTGCTCAGCGTACACGTCGTGGATCTGCTAACTGGGCGGTTGTTTCTAACCAGGCTCTAACAATTCTACAGAGCGCAACAACTTCTGCTTTTGCTCGCACAACAGAAGGCACATTCGAGGCTCCGACAAACACCAAGTTCGTTGGTACTCTAAACGGTGCAATGCGTGTTTATGTAGACGCTTACATGAGCGACACAAACGACAACAACCAAGTTCTATTAGGTTATAAGGGTACAAGCGAGGCTGACGCTGCTGCTTTCTATTGCCCATATATTCCTCTAATGAGTTCTGGTGTTGTTCTAGATCCAGCAACATTCGAGCCAGTAGTTGGCTTCTTAACACGTTACGGATATGTTGAGTTAACAAACACAGCATCTTCTCTAGGTAACGCTGCTGACTACCTAGGTAAGGTTGCTATTACAAGCGCAAACGTAAGTTTCAAATAATCAATTATTTGATTTTTACACAATCAAAACCCGCTTCGGCGGGTTTTTTATTAAATAAAGAGTCTAGATTATTATGCGGCACCCACCGCGTAGAGCCTAGAACGCTCATTATTATCAAGGAGAAAACAAATGGGACGTCCTATTAAATCAAAATATTTCGGAACACGTAAAGGCCAAGGTGTCGGCGGCGAAAGCGTTAGTTTAGTTACTATTGGAACTAATCCAGTATCTACACAAACTGTTACTGTTGTGTTCGGAGCACCTAATCTTGCAGGTGGAACACAGGCAACTGGTTCTGCTGTTAAAACAGGTAATACAGTTACTAGTGTATTAATTACTCAAGTTGGTAGTGGTTATACTGCTGCTCCTTCGGTTACATTTACAGGAACAAATATGTCTGTTATAGGAAGCGCTACTGCTTCGTTGACTACTAGTGTTACTGATGTAATTGCATGTACTGCATACTTATCAACAGGATCAAGTGCTGTAACTTCTGATATTCAAGAACAAGTTGCTAGTAAAAAATATCGTGTAGTTAATGCACAAGGTGTAGGCGGAGTTAAATTAGTTCCAACTGATTCATTATCTGCTGGGCAAATGTATATCGTAGCAACTGATACTAACGGTAGTACATATTACGTTAAAAAATTAACTGCTCGTCGTGCTATATTAGTACAAAAAACAGTTAACGGTTCATTTTTATTTGATACTAACGAAGCAGCAGGTTGGAGTTTAGATGCTGCTTCAACAGGTGTAGTATTAATTGACAATAGATAAAATTTAATAATTTTATTTGATTCAAATTAGGGGACTACGTAGTCCCCTAATTTTTTATTCTGGTAAATAATGGTATGACTACTAATTGGGCATTACCTTCTAACATAGAACAATATTCAGAATCTGGTGCAGAAAATATTCATATTTCTTGGTTAGATTTAAATAATTTTGAAAACATAAAAATTAATAATGGTAAATCTATTAAATTAATTGATAACTTAAAACATATAGCACGAGATCCTAGACACGACATTACTGATAAAACATATTATTTAAAATGTACAAATTTTAATTTTACTAATGTTCCATCTATTATAAACGGTATTGAGGTAAAATTAACTATGAATAGATCCGGTAGAGTAACTGATGATACTGTTCAATTATGTTTAAATGGAAATTTAATCGGTGACAATCAAGCATCTTTAGATTTATCTCCAATAAAAATTTACGGAGGAAATAATGATTTATGGAATACTACTTTAAGTTCGACAGACATTCAAAATGTTACATTTGGTATAATTTTAAGATTTAAAAGCCATCCAAATTGGCCACATTCTTCAAATGCATTAATTGATGCAATAGAAATAAAAGTTTCTTAAAATAAATACATACGAGGATTTATAAATGACTACCAATGTACTAAATTTACCAGGTAACTATAAAATACTAGCCGCAAACGGATTGATTTATATCGAATCCGGTTCTACGACAGAGATAAATGCAGGCGATACTATCTTACTAAATGCAGCCAATAATTTAGAAGTCGATGTCGGAAACGAAGTACTAGTTACAGCACCTACTCAAGTATTTGTAGATTCACCATTAACAGAATTAACGGGCGATTTAGTAGTTACTCAAGACTCGTATTTAAATCGTAATACATTTGTTGGAGATTCTACAGGTGATGAAGTAGAATTTCAGGCTAGAGTAATTTCTGATTTTGTACCTAAAGATGGGGCTACTTTTGATTTAGGTATAGATAGTAACACTTGGAAAAGATTAAACACAGAAGAAATAGAAACTTTTAGCCCTTTAAACACCGGAAATCCCTACGGAAGACCCTACGATCCAGGTGATATCTACGGATCTGAAGCACAACGAAGAGAAGCATCTGTTTACGTTACTGGTGGTGTAGGTATTGAAAAAGATCTTAACGTAGGTGGTTTTATTTATGGAAGAATCGAAACTGCTGTTACGACAACTTTTATTGCAGTTACATCTACTAATATAGACAATTATTTTTATCTAACCTTTGTATCTGCGCCAGAAAATGATAACCCGATTCTTGCCGATATTACAAGTTCAGAAGAAACTTATCCTGGATTAAGATATAATCCGTTTCTTGGTAAACTATTAACAGAAAAAATAAATGTTGTAAGCACCGAAACATCAACATCGACTAATACAGGTGCATTGGTAGTAGACGGTGGAGTCGGCGTTGCTAAAGACGTTGTCATTGGACAAGATTTACTACCTGCTAAAAACAATAGTTCGAATATTGGCTCAACATCTAGTCAATGGGCCGAAGCATATATACAAGATTTATATGCAAAATATATTAAAACAACATCAGGCCCTCTAACTATCGCACCAACAGAACCATTAACAGAAATTTTTGGAGATATTAGAGTAAGAGGCGCAACACCAATAGGTACGGCACCTGTTGTTACAAATACTTTATATGTAACAGTTGACGGCAATGACACTAACGATGGTAGAGCACAAGATTCTAGTCGTGCATGTCGCACGATTACAGGTGCCGTTAACAGTCCCTACTATAAAGAAGGAACACAAATTTTAGTTAGTGCAGGTTTTTATTTAGAAGATAATCCTATTAGATTAAAACCATACACTAGTGTACGCGGTTCTGACATTAGAACAACATTTATTGAACCAATTAATAAAACACAAGATTTATTTCATTTAGATAGCGGATGCTATTTAAATTATATGACTTTCTTAAATGGTCGTAGTGGTCTATTGGAAGGGCCATATGCTCCTGAATTTAACAGAGGAGCATATGCTACAGCATTTCCTCCATTAACAGGTTCTGATAGGATTGACTTATTCCACTCACCGTATGTTCAAAACTGTACTAATCAAAGTGGACCGTGGTTACGTGATGGAACAATGTTTGTTCCAAATCAAACAGTACAAGTACCTAGTGCAGTTGGTACAGGATCATGGCCGACAAACACAACTACTATAGTTGTAAATTTAACAACAGGCACAATAACTCAAGGGATGTATATTAATGCCGGACAACAAAATCCGGGATTCTTTAACGCTAGAACATTATTATTAGCAAACAAACCTTTCTTACAAGAACAAGTTGTAAAATATGTTGATTTTACATTTAATTCTAGCACGTTTGTTTACGATTCTGTAAAATGTTCTAGAGATATTGGATTAATTGTAGATTCTATTGCTACTGATCTAGTATATGACAGCGAAAGCGAAAGTATATTTTCAGGATTACAATATTGGAGACAAAGTGGTTATGTAGATGCAATAGAAGATCAAATAACAACTACATCAAATGCCATCTCATATGTTAAAACACAAGCAGTAGCAGCAGTTACTCCAGTTTCAGCACTATTGGCTGCATCGGTATCTTCAAATTTTGATTTAATTACTACAATATTAAATACGTCGACAGTTACGCTATCAAACGGAACATTTGCAGAATGGATTACTGATTTAGTTGCTGCAAATCCTAACGGTGCTCCGTCAACAAACCCGACTACAATTTCTGCATATGATGCATTATTAGCAGCAAAATCAACTATTCAAACAGATACTATAAATTATATAACTAGTTCTACAGGTCTTAATTTTACAAATTTTGATACATCAACATGTTTTAGAGACGTTGGTTATATTATAGATAGTATTGCGTTCGACTTATTACACGGCGGCAAAAAACAAAGTATTAAGTCAGGTGTATATTACTTTGGATACACTTCTACTGCTACAGAAATTCCGAATGAAGTACCACAAACTGTACAGGCATATAATTTTATTAAATCTTTAGTACCAAATGTTGTACTAGGAAAACCAATTTTAAATGTGTACCAAACAGGAACAGTGCAAGTAACTGCATTAAATTCTGCTACAACATACGAAGTAGAAATAATTGAAGACAAAATAGAAATTATAACTGATATTATTCGAAACGGGCCTAGCAAGGCACCTTCTAGAATACCAATGAATCTTGATAGAAGTGGTGTTCAAGGAGTTCTGAACGCATATGATTTATTAGTTGCTAATAAAAACTTTATTATAAATGAAACAATTGCGTTTATTAATTCAACTATTGCATCACCATTTGTTTATTCTAGAGAAAAATGTTTTAGAGATGTTGGTATACTAGTAGAAAATATTTCTTATGATGCTGCATTTGGAGGAAATCAAAAAGCAGTTGAGAGTGGTTTAGCATACTACGATGGTGTAATAAGTCGAATCGCAGGACAAGAAACACAAACAATTGCTGCTATCGATTACTTGAATAGTCTTGCACAAAATGTAATAACAAATACAACATGTACTGATTTATTCTTTGACGGCATAGTAACAACAGCCACATATAATCAAGTTATAAATTTAGCATTAACTGGTGGTGAAATTTCTGCCGATTCTATAGATAACTTATTTGATACTATAACTGACATTATCGAAAAAGGACCAGAATCAGCCCCTCAGATATACACAAGTACCGGACCTGATGCTGCATTTGTTTCTGCTGAAACATTAATGCAAGCAAACAGAACATTTATACAACAAGATACAATTAATTATATTAATAATATTGTATATGCTGGTGCACTGCCATATAGCGAAATTAAATGCAGAAGAGACACTGGGTTAATTATTGATAGTATACTCTCTGATTTAAAATTTCCTACTGCACAATATAGTCAATCTACGTTTGCAGGACTACAATATTGGAGTCAAGGAAATTATGTCGGTGATATAGAAGATCAATTAAATCCAACAATAAGTGCAATTACATACTTAAAAGAAACTGCATCTAAGATTCTTAGAAATATAACTCCTGCCGACGATCTAGTTCCAAGATATTATAGTGGAGTCATAACTCAAAACACTAGTTTAGAGGCAGCCACTACTAACGAAGTTAATATATCTAACAATTTATTTGATATAATTATTGAAATTGTAAATGGAAATAAAACTGGGTGGACCGATAGAATAGTTTCTAATGGTAATGCAACTAATTTAACTAGCATTTATAATGCATACAACTTATTACAAGAAAACAAAGAATATCTTGCATATGAAATTACAGCATATGTAGATGCTACAAATTTTGGATTAGTATACGACGCTGGAAAATGCAGAAGAGACGTAGGTTATATGATCGATGCAATATGCTACGATATGATTTACGGTGGAAATCGTCAAAGTGTACAAAATGGATTATATTACTTTGGATTTACAAGCGGAACTTTAAATATTCATGGAGGCCAAAACACAGCAACTATTGCAGCATTTAATCATTTGGCTACTATAACTAATTTAATAATTCAAGGGCAACCAGTACCTGCTAAACAAACTAATAAATCTCAAATTTATAGTGTATATACAGCAACTGCCGCAGAAGGATTATTGTTATCTAAAGCAATTTCTACAATTACAAATATTATCCAAAATGGTGTAGGAGTTGCTGCACTTCCTACTGCAATAGCATTTACTGCAACAACATCAACAAACATTATAAATGCATATGATCTTGTAAATTTAAATAAAGAATTTATTATTGAAGAAGTTATAGCATATATCGATCAAACATTTAATGCAGATAGATTTAACTATAACGAAGAAAAATGCTATAGAGATGTTGGATTAATTGTTGATGCAGTTAGTCAAGACATTTTATTAGGTGGTAATCAAAAATCTATCGAAGCAGGTGTGGCTTATTGGAGCGGCGGCTATAATGTTATTACAGGTCAAGAAACAACTACTACTTTAGCAATTAACCACGCTAAAGATATAGCATTACAAATTATAGCAAATACTCCAGTGACACCACAATCTGGAACTGTTATTACACAAATTATTAATCCTTACTTCCAATATGGCGGTGATTATATGCCGCAACAAGCCGTTGCAAGAAACTTTAATATAATTACTTCTATTATAGAGAAAGGTCCGTTATATGCTCCCCCGGTATATGCAGGAGGAGGGTTATTTGCATTAACTGGATTAAATGGATCAGACGTAAAAATTAGTCCTCAAGTTACATCAGTAACAACTGCATCATATGATGAAACACTATGCAGAAGAGATGGTAATTATATTTTAACAGGCGTTTACTACGATACTGGATTAGGTACTAACTATAATGGAATTACTTCCGGTAATGCGTATAGAAGAGGAACAGCATCGTCACAATCTGTTATTAATAATGAACTACCACAAACTATTGCTGCTATCAACTATTTAAAAACAAGCACAGAATTATTGTTTATATCAAACGATATTGCTGTAACTCGTTCGAATACTAGTTTTGATGATTTAATATATGTATTAAAAGGATATAATCCTCCCGATATAACATTTACTAATCCATCTACTGCAAGTACAGCAACAATTGCTGCAAAAGATCAATTAGTTAAGAATAAAGAATTTATACAAGGTGAAACTGTTGCTTGGATCAAATATCAAATTGATAATAATATAGGTCCGTTTACTAATTTTGATTATGATTGGCAACTTTGTTATAGAGATGTAGGATATATTGTAGACGCATTGTGCTACGATATTCTATATAGCGGTAATAGTGCTTCTAAAATGTGCGCTCAAGCGTATTTTACACAATCCGGCCAAAGTGTAATTTACGGTGAAACATCTCAGTCTGTTTTAGCGTTCCAACATATGTCAACTGTGTCGCAAAAAGTAATTACAGGTGTACCGGTAGTTGCTACAACAGGTACGTTTGGATCACAATCAATGATTGGTAATTTTGCAACTACAGTACAATCAACAACGTTAAGTAATCTAGTTTCAATAATAACAAATGCTATATCTGCAGGATCATTGTCAGGATTACCTGCTACAGTGAATCCATCGATTAGTTGGGCGCCTGATGATGTAGAAACTGTTGTAAACACACTACTAACATCAACAGCAACAATGATTAACAATATGATTGATATTGTTAACTCATTATATACTGGCACGTATGTTGTAGGTCTAAACACATCTACTATAGGATTTGGTGTAAACTCTACACTATATTTTGGTAATACATTAATATTTCCGTTAAGAGATTACGAAGTTGAAGAGTTAAGTTTAGAACTTACTGGAAGTACATCAACATGGAATCAAAGAAAAGTAGATCCAGTTGGATCTATGGGCGGTAGTCTTGTTGACGGATCTGTAATTAGCGATAGAAGCCCTATACAGTCTTTCGTTTATGATGCGTTTACTCAAGTTAATCAAGGCGGAAGAGGAGTCCACATTAAAAATGATGGATATGCACAGTTAGTTTCTGTGTTTACAATTTTCTGCTCTATTGGTGTTGAAGTAGAAAGCGGCGGCATTGCTTCTATTGTTAACAGTAATGCAAACTTTGGTAATATTTGTTTACAGGCTAGGGGATACGGTGACCGTAAATTTAGTGGAACTATATACAATCCTCCATTCAAAGCATACCCGGATAATCCAACATTTAACCAATATTTCCCGAATGGATACTGGCCAAATGGCGGAAGAGTACGTGTATTTTTACCAGATTTAGATGATAGACCTCATATATCATTAGTAATGGAAGTTGTTCCACCAGATACAGTAATAGGTATTAACGGTCTTCCAACACCACAAAGAAATGAACAAGGTTTTCCTGGATTCTTAAACGCAAATCCAACATTAGCAACTTTGACTACAGGGTCAATTACTATTAATGGTATTAACACAGAAGGTATTGCTGTAGGAAACTACGTTTATATTAGAGATCAATTTGGTAAAACAACCGGAAGCAATTTTGTACAATATGCCGATACTGGAACTATTGTAACAGACATAGGGTATCAAAGTATTACACTTAATAAAGCATTGACTAATGGCGGTGGCGAAATAGGAAATGATAGATTCTTTGATTTATATTTCTGCGGAAACGCTTACTATACTGTGTTAAGTAGTGAAGTAGGAGCAAATCCGTTACCTGTCGGGGTTAATGTATTGTCTGTAGCAGCAGGATTACCTGCAGATCAGGTAGCAGCGCATGTACAATCATTACAACATTTAAATACTATAACAAATTCAATTATTAATAATTTAGAAATAGTTCCTACAGCAGGTAATACATTAACTCAAATTACAAATAATTTAATTTTAGACGGAGGATTAGCAACTACGTTTATAGATTTGAGATTTAACGATTTAATTAATATTGTAAACGCTCCTAATTTAACTTCAGCAGAAGCAGTTGTTCCTATGAAATTAAGAACAATTTCAGGTCCTACTGTTCAAGGAGCAGGTGGTGCAATTTCTTTAATTGAATCTAATTTAGATTTCATGACCGAAGAAGTATCAAAATATGTTGAAGTAAATAATCCAGGACTACCATTTAATAAATCAAAATGTAAACGAGATGTAAAAATTATTTTACAAAGATTAATTTATGATATTGAATCTGGTGGAAAATATAATTCTGTAATGAGTGGATTAAGTTATTGGCAACGTGATGGAACTCATCATATAGTTCAATTAGGTGAAAACGTAAGAAGAACAGATTTGTTCCCAGATGGTGCTACAGTTAATTTCTATCAACGTAGTTACATAAGTGCATCAGGATATGTATTTGAATATGTTGGTGCAGGAATTGATTACGGTGCATTACCACAACGTGGTGTTGCAGACCCAGTTCAAAGTAAAGAAGTAGTTATGCTTGATAGTGGTAAAGTATTCTTTACAAGTACAGATCAGAACGGTGACTTTAGAATTGGCCCAGGACTAGTTATTAGCCAAGCAACCGGTGTATTAAGCGGACGAACATTTACTAAATCGTTGTTTGCAAATATGACACCATTCATTCTAGCAATTGAAAGCGGCGGAGGTTAAAAAGGATATATTATGGCATTAATACCATTAAACACATTTAAAACAAAAACATATTTACTAAACAATATTTCTACACAAACTGTTTATACAGCACCAGTAGGAGTAACATCAATTGTACTTATGGCACAAATATCTAACTTAAGTACAGTTACACAATATGTAAATGTTGCTCATCATAGAAATTTACCAATTTTAGCAGATGCACAAGGATTCGGTGCACAAGCACCTGACACGGATTCGTATTTGGTGCGAGATTTTCCTATACCGGAAAACGATGCTGCAACAGTATTATCAGGTAAACTAATTATAGAAACATTAGATAGCCTTCGTGCATCATCATTAACTAGCGGAACTTGTCAACTAATATTAAGTATATTAGAAACTGCAAACGACTAAAATAGAGAAATATTATGCCAAGATTATTAAGTGGATCAACATTAAGAAGAGGCGGTAGCGGCGAATTCATTGATTTGGCAGGCGCTATGCCTCAACTTCCTGCCACAGAAACAACCTTAACAGGTTTTTCGTTAGTTACTGATAGTTTATTAAGAACTAGTTATAGATCTAGTTTAGGGTTTGTTGAATTTCACACTGCATCTATGTACAGTGCATTACCTTTAGGCACAATAAAGGTACTAGCAACAGGATCAACATTTTTATCTACTTCTACTAATACTGGAAATCTTGTTGTAGAAGGTGGTATCGGCGTTGGTGGAAATATGCATATCGAGGATGATATTGTAGTAAATGGACTAACAATTGGTAGAGGATATGAAGGTCTAAATAATATCGTTATAAAAGGCGAAGCCGAACCAGTCGGTTATGAAGGTAATGACGGCCAAGAAACGATTATTATAGGATACGACGCATTAACTGGACTTGTTACTTCTTATAAAAACATTGCAATAGGTAGATATGCATTAAATTCAGGAACCAGAATATCAAATTCTATTGCGATTGGTGATAGCAGTTTAAAATTATCTGGATTTATAGATAAAATTTTATCAGGCGTTATATCAAATGTTACAATAACTCCGTCATCGTCTATTTCTGCTGTGTCTAATACTAGTCCTATATCAGTAACTTCTGTAGGGCACGGATTAACTTCAGGTACACAAATTTATATAGAAGGTGTTAGTGGCATATCAATCGGACCAGCAAGTGTAGTTAATGATCAAGTATTGTATGCATGGGTAGTCGATTCTCAAACTATAGATCTATACTACAACAAAAGTTTAACAATACCAGTTAACGGAACAACTGCAACTGCATATGTAAGTGGAGGTCTAATACGTACACCGGTAGTATTGACGATACTGAATTCATCATTGACTACAGGATCTAATATTTTTATTGATAATGTTTCTGGAATGACTGAGTTAAACAATCAGTCGTATTATGTTAATGAAATAACAACAAGTACTTTCGGTCTTTATGTAGATCCTATTATAGAAAATCCTTTAGATGGAACATCATATAGTTCTTATACTGGTGGTGGAAATGTCTATAGAATAATGGCAAGAGAAGGTAATGTTTCTATAGGAAATAATTCATCAGAATATCTCATTGATGGAAGAGACAATGTTTTCATAGGAAACAAAGCAGGGCAGACCTTAACAACCGGTTCATATAATATAATTATTGGACATAATAAATTACCATTTTTAAATACAGGGTCGGGTATAATAAGTATCGGCGGTGATAATATTGTCGATGGATTAGATGATCAAGTTAATATCGGCAGCGTATTTTACTATGACGGCCGTGGATATTCATACATCAGCGCCGACACTAGTATAGGATTAGGTACAGATTCTACAGGTACAAGTTCCGGTGCATTAATGGTCACAGGAGGTGTAGGTGTTTCGGGTAGTGTATATAGTGCCGATGGTAATCCAGACGAAAATCAATTATTATATACACCAAAAGTAACAATTACTGCTGGTACTGCCCCAGCGAATCCAAAAGTCGGAGATTTTTGGATAGATTCATCGTTACCGGCATTTTTGCAGTATGTTAAAGATGGTACTAATACTTTCTGGATTCAAATAGGTGCAGTTTAAAGTAAATAATAGTTATGAGCAATTTAAATTTTCCAACAAATCCAACAATAGGTGACCTATGGACAGTCGGTACTAAAACTTATCGATGGACAGGGCAAGCATGGGTGGTATATGTAACAAATATTTTTACATCTACAAATGTATCGTCGAGTTTAACTTTCGTTACATCAACAACGAATTCAATTTCTACTACAACTGGAGCATTAACTGTAGCAGGAGGAGTTGGAATTGGTGGAGATTTATATGTAGGCGGAACTATTTATGGTAACATTGCAGGAGCATCATCGACTTCTACTTCTTTAGAAGTTGTTGAAACAACTAGTGCATTTACACATTATGTAACATTTGTTGATAGTAACAATACAACTACTGAGGCCGAACTATTTTATACAACTAGTTCTTTATCACTTAATCCAAGCGAAGGTGAAGTATATATTAGGTCAAGATTAGGAATTAACACTGTTAGTTCTACAGCAACATTGGCTATAGATGGAAAAATGGTAGTCGGGGATAGAATTAACGCCGAAAACGTTGGAAATATTTTAAACTATGCAGCAACTTCAGGAACAACAGCATACAGGTCTTTTAATCTAATAGACTCTAGTGCTGGAATAAAAATAGCAAGGTTAAGCAGTACAGATACACATGCAGTTATAGAATTACAACATTGGGATACAACTGCTTCGACTCTGTATTCCTATTTTGATTTATATACTGGCCCTGCCCAAGGCGAATTTTCTATTAGAGATAGAAAAACAGCAGGAAGCCCTGCTAGAATAACAATTAGTTCAACTGGTACAGTAAACATACTATCAACTAACACATCTGTGTCAACTAACACAGGTGCATTGGTAGTAACAGGAGGAGTAGGTATCGGCGGTGATGTATGGGCCGAGGGAAGAGTATCAGCAGAAAGCGTTAAAATTTTAGACGCAGTATTTGACTCAACTAAACTAATCTTAACTCCTTTAGATGGAAACGGGGATCAAGTTATTGATACTTATTCGTTAGATGAGTATCGAGCAGCAAAATATTTTATTCAAATATCAAAAGGAACTGGAACATCTTCGACCTTCCAGGCCCAAGAAATTACACTTATAGCAAGTAATACTAGCACTGTTGATATTAGTGTGTACGGAAAAGTAACTACCAATGGTCCTACGGGATTAGGTACATTTACAGCAGCCGTAATTAGTACAACTACTGTTAACTTAATATTTACACCAGACTACGCAGACGATTATGTAATTAAAGTATTAAGAACTGCTATGACATCTTAAGGAAATTTAAATGGCCGTACAAAAAGATTTCATAACTGAATACGGGATATTAATCCAGGGTTCTAATGCAGTTAATAGTTCCACAGGACAAACTAAAGCCCTTCAAGTAGACGGCGGCGCAGCAGTTGCTAAAAATTTAATTGTCGGATCGACTGCTACAATTTACGGCCTAACAGAATTACAAAATAATCTTACAGTTAACGGCAACTCGACGATTAACGACTTGATTGTTAATAATACAAGCACAAGTTTATTAACAAGTTCTTCAAACGCAGTACACATTTTTGGCGGAACTTGGATTGACAAAAATCTTACAGTTGAAGATACAGCAAATCTTAATAAAGTTGTTGTTAAAAATCTTGAATCTAACACATCTTCTATTTCTAATAATGCATTACAAGTATTAGGTGGTGCATGGATTGATAACAATTTATTTGTAAAAGGTGATGCAGTATTCGATGGAAATGTTATATTTCTTGGATCAGCAACCTATGTTTATTCTGAAAACTCATATCTAACAGATAATATACTAAACTTTCACGTTCCGAATCAAGATATTAACCAATTGTGGACACTTGATGACGGTAAAGATATAGGTATACGTTTTCAATATTACACAAATACAAATACAAATGCAGCATTAGTTTTAGCAAACGATACTAAATGGTTAGAGTGGTATGAATCTGGAGCCGACGGATTAAATGTTATTTCGAACGGTGTATACGGAACATTTAAAACTGCAAGAATTAGATTAGTAGGAACAGATTCTGCTTTTTCTACAACTACAGGTGCATTAACAGTAGTCGGTGGTGTAGGTATTGGCGGTGATCTATGGGTCGGTGGAACTATATACGGCAATATAAATGGTACTATATCTACTGCAACTAACGTAGAAAATGGATTACCGGGGTCTTTAGTATATCAAAGAAGCACATCGACTACTGATTTTATAACTATTGGCTCGACAGGAACTATATTACAAAGTAACGGATATACAGCAACTTTTGTTTCTACGTCAACACTGTTTGTACAAACGTCAGTTTATTCTAGTTACGCATCTAATATATTAAATGGTACTGCTGGCCAACTTGTTTATCAACAAGCAACTAGCAGTACAAGTTTTATTGGACCAGGAATACCGGGACAAATATTAGTCAGCGACGGAACTAACGGTCCGATTTATGTTAACACTGGCAATATATATGTAGGTACAGCATTAAAAACAAATTCTCTTATAGGCGGAAACACTGGCGATATACCTTTACAAATATCAACAGGTACTACTTCTTTTATAAAAGCAGGAAATGCTGGTGATTTGCTACAAAGTCAAGGAAGTACTGCAACTTTTGTTAGCACTTCTACAATTATAGTAGGTGCAGCAGAAAAATGGGCAACTCCTAGAACTTTAACTCTTGCTGGTGATTTGTCTGGTAATGTTACATTTGACGGGTCGACAAACTTTACATTAACTGCAACAGTTTCTGCAGCAATAATAGCAACAACTGCTACCAGTATTATTACAGTTACTACCTCTAATAATCAATCATATTATTTGACTTTTGTTGATTCAGATAATACAACTCCTGCAGCAGAAAGTTTATATACCACAAGTTCGTTTTATATAGATCCTAGTACAGGTGATCTTTATTTAACAGGAACATTTTACGGAAATTCGATTTTTGCAGAAGTATCTACAGCAAGTAACGTAAAAGTTGTAGAACAAACAAATACTTCTACACATTACATAACGTTTGTTGATAGTAATAATACTACATCGACTGCTGAAAGTTTATATACAACTAGTAGTTTTACTATTAGTCCAGGTACCGGAAATGTTGGTATTAACGGAAAATTAGGTGTTAACACATCGACGGTTAACGATAGATATACAGTTCAAATTGTTCCTACTGAAAATAATAGTAATAAAGTCGGTTTTGCTGTTATGGGGGCAACGACAGATTACACTAATGGCATTGAATTTGGTGAATCGTCTACACAGTCAGGCGGAATTTATTGGGTAACTTCATCTAAACAGGTCAGAATAACCAGTTATAACCATGCATATCCAATTTCGTTTGGAAATAATTGGTTATATGCCAGTACCAGTTCAAATATCGGTATAGGAACAACAGTAACAAATTCAAAATTAACTGTTGCTGGATCAGTAAGCATTTCTGGAATTACTACAGTTACTAACACAACTACTGCAATTTCTACACAAACAGGTGCATTGCAGGTAGCAGGTGGTGTTGGCATTAGCGATACCTTACACGTCTATAAAACAATCAATCTTGGGCTTGGTGTTCCTCCGACTACTACTGGTTTATACCTGAATAATACTAACATCGAGGGCGTTAATGCATTATATTTTAATGACTCGGGTCCCGACGGAAGCATTGAATGGAACGGCGGATCAGGCTGGAGAATATTTGAAAGTCCAGACGATTTAGTTACTAACACCGGAGGAAATTTACAATTTGTTACGTCTTCGACTAGAAGAGTTACATTTAATGCAAACGGCCAAGTTGAAATTACTACATCGACAAATGCTACGTCGACTAATACCGGTGCACTACAAGTTGTAGGTGGTACAGGTATTGGAGGTGCATTATATGTAGGCGGCCTAGCAAATATATCAGGCGCAACATCAATAACAAATACTACTAGTGCATTTAGTACGACTACAGGTGCATTAACTGTTGCTGGCGGAGTAGGTATTCAAGGTAGCCTATATGTCGGCGACACTATAATAGGAAATCTTACTGGAAATGTTAATGGAAATGCTACTACTGTAGGTACAAAAAACGTAGCAATTCTATCATCACCACATTATTTGACATTTGTTAATTCAAATAATAGTAGTACTACTGCTGAATTATTTTATACAACAAGTAGTTTACGATTTATTCCTTCAACAGGAATTGTTGAAATAGATAGAACAACAACTTCTACAGGTACTACAACAGGGGCATTGGTTGTTACTGGTGGTGTAGGTATTGGTCGTGATTTATATGTTGGCGGCATTATTTATGGTACTGCTACAACAGCAACGTCAGTTAATGCTGTTCAACAAACTGCAAATCAATCATACTACTTGACATTTGTTGATAGTAATAATGCAACTTCAACTGCCGAACTTCTGTATACAACTAGTTCTATTACTATAAATCCAAGTACAGGTGAAGTTGATATACTAAGTTCGTTAAATTCTACAAGTACTACTACAGGTGCTTTGGTAGTATCAGGTGGTGCTGGAATTAGTGGTAACTTGTATGTTGGCGGAGATATTGTTGCTCAACGGTTAATAATAGAATATACAACAGTAACAACAACGTTAGTAGTTACTGACGATATAATCAAAACAACAAACAATACTCAATCAATAAATACCACAACTGGAGCACTACAAGTAACAGGTGGTGCCGGTATTGGAGGAAATTTATATGTCGGGAATCGTGTCGGATTTGTTAACACTAGTAATGTTAGTGCAGTTTATCAAATTTATAACCCTATAACAAATAGTTTAGACACGGTATTCGGATAATGGCAATAATATCGACTCGACTTAACTCTTCAGGAACCCTTTATGTTAACGGAATTCTTGATGAGATTTCTACTTCAACCCTAAGAACTACTACTGATACTGTCTACGCTGCTGCATTTGATGAAGTAACATATGCTGGAGATCTTTCATTTGCACAACGGTTAGGAAGTGACGGAACACATTATGTAACTGACGAGTTTGATGAATTTACTGGTGCCCCTTTAGTAGATAATAGTCTTGTATTGTGGCTCGATGCTGGACAACCGGCTAGTTATCCAGGTGTAGGAAATACTTGGACTAGTTTAACATCTGCTGCTACAACTTCTAGTCTTTTTACTACAACCTACTTAACATCAATTGGCGGAAGTTTAAACTTTAATGGTATAACATCGTATGCTGATGTTGTAATTCCTAATTTAACATCAGCATCTACTTGTACAGTTGAAATGCTTGTTAATATAAAAGCGACTGGATCTAGAATGCCATTTGGATTTACAAGTTATGATGTCTATCTCATCGGCGGCAATATAGGATTTAATACAGGCGCTAGCGATTTGTACGGTATTCCTTCATCTACAGTAACTAATTTAGGAATTGTTAATAAGTGGACACACTATACATTTGTTATGAGAAACAATGTAATATTTCCGACAGTACCATATACAAATAATAAAATTTATATTAACGGAGTTGCACAATCGTTAACACAAATTTTAAATACACAAAGCAGTATATTAAGATCATTTAGTAACGGAATATGTCGAATTTCCGGATGGGTAAACTCAAGTACTCAATACAAAGCATCAATGGATTTAGCAGTTTTTAAAGTTTATAATCGAGAATTAACAGAAGACGAGGTTCAGCAGAATTTTAATGCCACTCGTAGAAGATACAATATTTGATGTAGAATAAATAATAAGTTATGGCAAAACTTTCATCTGGTACACGAATATACGGCACAGCCACAATAGACTCTACATTATTCATTAATGGTGGAACAACATCATCATCTACTACTACAGGCGATTTACAAGTCGTAGGTGGCGTAGGCATAGGAGAAGATTTATATGTTGGCGGAACTATTAACAACATTAGATTTACTCAGCCTGCAACAAGTGCAACATTGACAATTGCTGACGGACAAACTGTTAATTTTCCTCAAGGTTTAACCTTTCCAAATACTATAGGAACTGGAACATACGTTTTAGCAACAGATGGGAATCAAAATTTATACTGGGCAACAGGATTAACAGGTATACAAGGAGTTCAAGGTACACAAGGCGTTCAGGGAACACAAGGACCACAAGGCGTTCAGGGAACACAAGGTACTCAGGGACCGCAAGGTATACAAGGATCACAAGGAGTTCAAGGAACTCAAGGTATACAGGGATCTAATGCCAACGTACAAGGTATTCAAGGCGTTCAAGGATCGCAAGGCGTTCAAGGTACACAAGGTATTCAAGGACCTCAAGGCGTTCAAGGAACACAGGGTGTACAGGGATCGGGTGCTAATGTACAAGGATTACAAGGCACACAAGGCGTTCAAGGCACACAAGGCGTTCAAGGACTCCAAGGTACTCAAGGAGTTCAGGGAACGCAAGGTATACAGGGATCTAATGCCAATGTACAAGGTATTCAAGGTGTACAAGGATCACAAGGAATCCAAGGAACACAAGGCATCCAAGGACCGCAAGGAACACAAGGTATACAAGGACCTCAAGGAACACAGGGTATACAAGGTACTCAAGGACCTCAAGGCGTTCAAGGAACACAGGGTGTACAGGGATCGAATGCTAATGTACAAGGACTACAAGGTATTCAAGGTACACAAGGAATTCAAGGTGTACAAGGCACACAAGGAGTTCAAGGTACACAAGGTATTCAGGGATCAAATGCCAACGTACAAGGTATTCAAGGAGTTCAAGGTATTCAAGGAGTGCAGGGACCTCAAGGTGTTCAAGGACGACAAGGAGTTCAGGGGACACAAGGAATCCAAGGACCACAAGGCGTTCAAGGTACACAAGGCGTCCAGGGAACACAAGGTACACAAGGCGTTCAGGGATCAAATGCCAACGTACAAGGATTACAAGGCATACAAGGACCGCAAGGAGTTCAAGGCACACAAGGCATACAAGGACCGCAAGGAGTTCAAGGCACACAAGGCATACAAGGACCGCAAGGCGTACAAGGCGTTCAAGGAACTCAAGGCATTCAAGGCATTCAAGGAACGCAAGGTATTCAGGGATCTAATGCCAATGTACAAGGTATTCAAGGCGTTCAAGGAACACAAGGCATCCAAGGAACACAAGGCATCCAAGGACCGCAAGGAACACAGGGTATACAAGGACCGCAAGGAACACAGGGTATACAAGGTACTCAAGGTATTCAAGGCGTACAAGGAACTCAAGGTGTACAGGGATCGAATGCTAATGTACAAGGATTACAAGGCGTTCAAGGAACACAAGGACCGCAAGGCATACAAGGATCACAAGGTGTACAAGGAACACAAGGTATACAGGGATCCAATGCTAACGTACAAGGTATTCAAGGCGTTCAAGGAATACAAGGTATTCAAGGTATTCAAGGAGTGCAAGGACCGCAAGGCGTCCAAGGACGACAAGGAGTTCAAGGAACACAAGGAATCCAAGGACCACAAGGTACGCAAGGCGTTCAAGGAACACAAGGAATTCAAGGATCTAACGCCAACGTACAAGGAATTCAAGGACCGCAAGGAGTTCAAGGCACACAAGGTATACAGGGATCTCAAGGAGTTCAAGGAACACAAGGTGTACAGGGATCTGGTGCTAACGTACAAGGAATTCAAGGCACACAAGGTATACAAGGAATTCAAGGCTCACAAGGGATTCAAGGACCTCAAGGAGTTCAAGGAACACAGGGTGTACAGGGATCGGGCGCTAACGTACAAGGCGTTCAAGGTACTCAAGGTATTCAAGGACCTCAAGGAGTTCAAGGTACACAAGGTATTCAAGGACCGCAAGGCATTCAGGGAACGCAAGGTATACAGGGATCTAATGCCAACGTACAAGGTATCCAAGGAGTTCAAGGTATCCAAGGTATCCAAGGAGTACAAGGACCACAAGGTGTCCAAGGACGACAAGGTGTTCAGGGAACACAAGGAATTCAAGGACCACAAGGCACACAAGGTATTCAAGGACCGCAAGGAGTTCAAGGTACTCAAGGTATTCAGGGGTCAAATGCCAATGTACAAGGGTTACAAGGGTTACAAGGGTTACAAGGGTTACAAGGACCGCAAGGAGTTCAAGGAACACAAGGCATTCAGGGAACGCAAGGTATACAGGGATCCAATGCTAACGTACAAGGTATCCAAGGAGTTCAAGGTATCCAAGGTATCCAAGGAGTACAAGGACCACAAGGTGTCCAAGGACGACAAGGTGTTCAGGGAACACAAGGAGTACAAGGACCACAAGGGACTCAAGGTATTCAAGGACCGCAAGGAGTTCAAGGTACTCAAGGTATTCAAGGATCTAATGCTAACGTACAAGGATTACAAGGAGTCCAAGGAACACAAGGACCGCAAGGCGTTCAAGGAACACAAGGTGTACAAGGAACACAAGGTATACAGGGACCTCAAGGTATCCAGGGACCTCAAGGTATCCAGGGACCACAAGGCATTCAGGGAACTCAAGGTATACAAGGATCTAATGCCAACGTACAAGGTATTCAAGGCGTTCAAGGCTCACAAGGAATTCAAGGCTCACAAGGAATTCAAGGACCGCAGGGTATTCAAGGAACACAGGGTGTACAGGGATCAGGAGCCAATGTACAAGGGTTACAAGGTACTCAAGGTATACAAGGACCGCAAGGAGTTCAAGGAACACAAGGCATTCAGGGAACGCAAG